GTGGAGTTCGACATCAAGCACCGATACAAGGTGCTGCGTGAGGTGATCGACGAGTCTAGTAAGAAAGTCCTGATCTTCGTACCGTTCAAACACACAATACAACTACTTTCCGAGAAGCTACGCAAAGACAAGATACCCACCGAGGTCATCAGCGGGGCGGTCAGTGCCGCCGAGCGCACACGCATATTCAAAGAGTTCCAAGAGACTGACAGCCCACGAGTGCTGGTCATACAGCCACAGGCTGCGGCACACGGCGTTACGCTGACTGCTGCAAACACAATCGTGTGGTGGGGGCCAACCAGTTCGGTAGAAACATANGCTCAAGCCAACGCACGNATTCACAGAGCGGGGCAAGATCACAAGTGTACGGTGGTACAGCTACAAGGATCTCACATAGAAAAACGTGTGTACGCACTACTAGATAACAAAATAGACACACATACAAAAATTATTGATCTTTACAAAGAAATACTTGATTAAACAACTACCTACTACTATATTGCAGTTCTCGGCAATGGAAGGACGAAAACATGGCTGATGCGAAGCGCGTAGGTAGTTTGCCTTTGAACAAGATGATGAGGGCTTACCTCAAGATCAAGGAAGAAAGGGCACGCTTATCTACGGAATTTAACGAGGCTGATGACAAGCTAGTTAGTCAGCAAAACACAATCAAAAGCGCACTACTGGAGTATCTAAAAGAGAACGATATGAAGAGCGTCAAGACTGATGCAGGTACGTTTTACCGTACTGTTAAGCAGAAGTATTGGACTAGCGACTGGGAACACATGCACGAGTTTATCTTGGAGCATAAGGTACCTGAGTTCTTGGATAAGCGACTGAATCAGAAAAACGTACGGGAGTTCTTAGAAGAAAACCCAGACCTTCTGCCGAAGGGCTTAAACGTAGATGCGGAGTTCGCTTTGACCATAAGGAAGGCGTGATGGAGCAGTTAGTTCCAATAGAAGATGTTGCGAAGCACTTTGGTGTGTCATTATCCACGACCCGTAAATGGGTGCGGGATGGGGTCATTCCAGAGAATACGTACATCAAGGTAGGTAAAACTCAGCGGTTTGCTTTAGCAAGCATTGCAGAGGCTTTACTGAAAGGCACCGCATCTGAAGAAGGTGCGGAAGAAACTACCGTGGATGACTTTGATCCCACAGCGTTTGATCCTGACGAAGATGTGTAATGCGTCGAGTCAGTTTACGGGGTAACAAGTTTACTGGGTTAGACTTTCAGACAGACACGTCGTCGGTAGACGTAATCATCGTGAACGCAGCGGCAGTATCGCGCTCGTACTACAAAGATGCTTACGATCCCACCGTCAGACGCCTGCCTACATGCTGGTCTAGCGATACCCAGAGACCTTCACCCGATGTGCCGTCAGACCGAAGACAGAGTGCGCGATGTATTGATTGCTCACAGAACATCAGAGGATCTGGCACTGGAGGGGGTAGGGCTTGCAGATTTAGTCAGCGACTAGCGATTGTTGAAGAGAAGGCGTTAGACACTGTGTACCAACTGCAAGTACCCGCCTCATCCATATTTGGCAAGGCCCAAGGTAGAAGCTCTATGCCTCTACAGGCTTACGCTAAGTTTTTGAGTGGGCATGGAACGCCCAGTGCAGCAGTGGTGACGAGGATAAGTTTCGATGCGGGTAGCCCCGTACCAAAGCTGTTCTTCTACCCACAAAGACCGTTAGAAGAAGAGGAACTACGTTTAGTTAGGGGAATAGTGGATACAGATGACACGTTAGCAGCTATTGCTTTCGACATTGTTCCACACAACCGCGAAGGTTCGCCCTTCGCTGCAACTGAAGGGTTCAATATAAATAGCCAATTAGGAGACCGAAATGGCTGAAGACTTTATGTACTACACAATTGAAGGCGTAAAAGCCCTCTACCCAAAACTCGACACCACTTACAAGTTCGATAACAAGGCTGGTAAGAACGGTGCATCTGTTAAGTGTGATCCACTGGATGACGGTGCGGAATACTCTATGTCTTTCGTGATGTCTGAGAAGGAAGCTAAGGCCTTGTACAAGGGAATGGCTACGGCTTACAAAGCTAAGAAGGAGAAAAGCTGGCCTGACAAGTTTCCACTACCGTTCAAGAAGGACGATGACGGGAACTACGTCGGCAAATGCAAGCTGAAGGGTGCTTACGGCACCGACAAGACCACGCCACCGTTACAAGTTGACGCGCAGAACAACAAGCTGCCAACAGACTTTCAGTTAACTACCGGCAGCACCGTGAACCTTGCCTTCACTTTTGTGCCGTACTCTATGCGGGACAACGGCGTTAGCCTACGTCTGAACGGTGTGCAGGTGATCGAATACAAGCCTATGGTGTCACGTTCGCCCTTTGGCGTTGTGGAAGGTGGCTTTGTATCGCAACCTGATAACCCGTTTAGTGATACCACTAGCAATACCAAGAGCACCGACGTTGCATTAGACGACGATGACTCTGACGATATATTTGGCGATGCGCCAGATACCTCCGAAGTGGAGGAACCCAAGAAGGTCGTGAAGAAATCTGCCCCCGCACCCAAGGAAGATGACGACGATCTGAGTGCCATTGTTGATAGTTGGGACGACTAACTACTAGCAATCACTCCACTATGGCTAGGTTTTACCGAAGAGGATGCGCCGACATCTCTGCCATAGTGTCTCTCGGCATTGGGTGCAACCATGAACACAAGAGAATTTTTACGGTGGGTACTACCCACAGAAGGTGTGTATGTCGCTCTTCAGTATGGCCTAGCGTCAGGTGGAGTGCGGCAAACATACTTTCATTCAGCAGATGAACTAGCAGAAGCCGCCGAATATCACGACAGTGAAGGGTGGGACATGTACTTTGCTATGAGTAACTTCAAGGAAGAAGGCACTCGTAAGGGCGAAGACGCCAAACAGATAAAGTCATTCTTCTTAGATCTAGACTGCGGTGAGGACAAGGTAGCCGAAGGCAAAGGCTTTGCTACACAAGGTGATGCGTTACGTAGACTGCAAGAGTTTATCGTGTCGCTAGAGCTACCAAAACCTCTTATCGTTAACTCTGGGCGTGGCATACACGTCTACTGGGTCTTGTCTGAGTCCGTGCCTGTAGAGCAGTGGAAGCCGGTAGCCGATCACTTCAAGCGCAAGTGCAAGGAGTTTGGTCTTGAGATAGACCCCGCAGTCCCCGCCGATATAGCGCGAGTGCTGCGTATAGTAGGTACACACAACCACAAGCCTGAGACACCTGCACCTGTGAAGGTCATAGGTGAAAAGCCAGATACGGTTAATTTTGACTTCTTTGCCAGCAAGCTGGGCATAGACACGATACCAGTTCCCTACAAGCGTGCGAACGCGGAAGGCCCAGCAAGTCTGCGTGACGCGATAATTCAGAACTATAAACATAGCTTCAAAGACATTCTTATGAAGTCTCAGAAAGGGATTGGCTGCGAACAGTTAAGTCGCATAGTGAAAGGCCAAGCCGAGGCGAGTGAACCTATGTGGAGGGCGGGTCTGTCCATCGCTAAGTTCTGTGAGGACGGTGAGAAAGCCGCACAAAAAATATCTGAACAGCACGCTGAGTACACGCCAGAGCTAACGCTCAAGAAACTAGACCTGATAAAAGGCCCGTACCGTTGCACAACATTCGACGAGAATGAGGGCAGCATCTGCACAGAATGCCCGCACTGGGGTAAGATCAGTTCACCGATTGTGCTGGGGCGCAAGGTTGCCGAGGCAGAGGTCACCGAAGACGGTACATATGCAAATGATCTTCAGGATCAGCAACTACAAACAGTTGAAGGTACGCTACTTGAAAAGTTGGAAAACCAAGATCTTTCTGTACAACACGTTATACCTATCTACCCACGCCCGTACTTTCGTGGTCAAAACGGCGGTGTGTACGTCAGGGACATAAGTTCAGACGGAGAAGTTGACGAGCACGTTATTTACCACCATGACGTGTATGTGACGCAGCGGTTGATAGACGCAGAAGAAGGTGAGTCCGTAGTTTGTAAGATACACCTGCCGCAAGACGGCGTGCGTGAGTTTGTAGTGCCTCTTACGGCGATAACCTCACGAGAAGAATTTAGAAAGAAAATGGCGGTACAAGGTGTCGCCCTCCCTCAAATAAACGATTTGATGCAATATATGATTACTTGGGTAAACGAATTACAAGCAACTTCTACAGCAGCCACGGCACGTCGCCAGTTCGGTTGGGTAGACGAGAACATGGATGCCTTTGTTATAGGGGACAAAGAGATATACGCAGACCGCATCGAACACAACCCGCCATCTACACCTACCGCCGCACTAATTCCATACCTCAAGCCAAGGGGTACGTTGGAGGCGTGGAAAGAGATGGCTAATTTCTACAACACGCGGCCTGAACTGGTGATGCACCAGTACGTTGTATGTACAGCGTTTGGCTCTCCGCTAATGGCCTTCTTGCCTCAAAAGGCTTGCGCGTTACACATACACAGCCCACTTAGCGGGTGCGGTAAAACAGCAGCTATAAGGGTAGCGGGTTCGGTGTGGGGTGCTGAGAAGGGCATGATGATAACCGCAAAGGATACCGACGCGATAAAATTTAATCGTTCAGAGGTGCTGCACAATCTACCGTTTTACATAGACGAATTGACCAATGAGAAAAGTGACCAGCTAAGTGACTTAGCATATCAAATATCTTCTGGCGAACAGCGCGGGCGTATGGCTGGTGGGGCTAACCTCGAACGCACTCGTGGGGAACCGTGGCACTTATCATGTGTAACTACAGGTAATGCCAGTGTCATTGAACGTATTTCAGCGGACAAGCAAGCGCCGAAAGCAGAGGCGCAGAGGATACTGGAGTGGAGAGCGCAACGTGTATTCGATAGCACGGAGGAGAAGGGAGAGACCGATAAGTTCGATATATCCATAACAGAAAACTATGGGCACGCGGGGCCGATCTACATTCAATATGTCATACAGAACCTAGAAGACGTGCGGAACTTAGTCTTCCACATGCAGCGTAAAATTGACAAAGCAGCGGGGCTTACAGCGGAGAACCGCTTTTGGTCTGCCGGAGCCGCTACCACACTAGCTGGTGCGTACATTGCGAATGAACTAGGACTTATTGATTACGATATGAAAGCACTTGGCAAGTGGGTTGTGAAGCTACTGAAGGACAACCTAGAGTCGGTGGGTGACATGGGCGTGTCTATCGAACAGACATTGAGCGACTACCTTACCGAGAACTACAACAACGTGTTGATACTCAAGAGCACGGATGACTTACGTAGCAACTCTGGCAATGGGCTGGACTCTATCGTCATACCAGATGCACTGCCGAAGGGTAAGCTAGTGGCGCGGTATGAGACAGACACCAAGAAGGCGTACGTCGTACCGAGGTTCTTGAAGTCTTGGTGTGCGACACATCAGGTGAACTACAGTGCCTTAGTGGAAGGCATGATGAAGAACATGGGTGGGAAACGTGTGCAGATGCGGCTTGGAAAGGGCACTCATGCAGGGTCAATGATACCCAACATGCGNGTGATAGCTGTTGACTGTAACTTGTTTGGAGAAACTACTGTGAGNGAGGACAACCTATATGACGACAACATTCATGGCGGCGATACAGGCGCAGAAGAAAGCAGCGGAGCTGGGGAAGAAGTTTAGGAACGTTACTTCCTCTCCGCACGACAACAGAAGTCTAAAGCAGAAACCGACGTACTCGCAGTACGAGATAGAGCAGGTGTTAGCTCTGTACGCCAAGGGTAAGAAACGTGCAGAGATAGCTAAGACCACCGGCCTGAAAGCTCATGCTGTGTATAACATCACATACCGTTACCGTTTAGTAGACGGCAAGGCAAAGAAAACAGCGCCACAGTGGCAGACATAACCCTCAAGACACGCGACTTGAACCCTGATGGGGTACGCATCGTCGTAGATTGGGGAGCTATGGTGGTAGGCAGTTCGGTGTTCATACCGTGCGTCAATACAGATAAGGCTATGCAGCAGGTCAAACGCATCTGCGTGGACGAGATGGAGTGGGATATACGGGCTAAGGGCGTCTTAGAAGGCGCGTTTTTAGGTGTTCGTGTTTGGAGATTGGTGTGATACGATCCGCCCCGATAAGGTCAGTCGGTCTCCTCCTGTTGAGTCTTATCTCCATCCGCCCCTCTGCCGTAGCACCCCTTCCTACGGTAGGGGGGTTTTTACATCCCCAAGTTGTCCCATATGGTCAAAGTATCATCGTACTCAGACGCGCTTTGGCGCATGTCTGACATCATCCTTGGGTTGATAGTCACGCCATAGTGCATCTTTTTTGACGTTCTCATGTGCTGCGCCATAGACCGTTTAATTGTATCTGGCGTAATACGTACACTAGGATAGGTTTTATTAAACTCGTTCATATCCTCGCGTATGCTACGTGCTCTAGAGGTATCGCCACTTCGCACGGCTGCGTAGTATCTACGTAACAAGTTAGTACGTTGTTTAGCAGCCCTACCAGATATTTTCTTGAGTTGAGCATTCTCTGCTAGTTGTCTGGTGTATTCCGCTGGGGCAAAACCAAAGAATTGCATGACAAGCAAAGGTGCGGATATATCATCTACAATGGCATCGCCGCGTTGAGTTCTAGCGCCCTCTTCGTAGAACCGCACCGTCTTCAGTACGTTGCGAATAGCAGCGGGAGACATTGCTTCTACCCCCCTAGCAAGCTCTCCCTGACCGATAGCTTTGTCNTANCCNCGCTCCATCTGCATTGACACGCCGACTACAGGGCCACCGAGGGTTTCTATTAGATCAAATAANAACGGCTGGTCTTTTTCNATAAGCCGGTCTCGAAACACTAGGTCAGACAAGCCCATACGACTCGCAACGTCTACGCCGAGTACGGCNTTACCCATACCACTGAACAGTTCTTCTCCCATAGTTTTACGAACTACGGTGTCAAAATCTTCGTCTTCATCACCCTTAAACATGTCATAGACCATAGCAGCCACGCCGTACATCGGCAGACCTTGAGCACCTGCAACCAGCATCGAACCACCAAACACACCAGCCAGTTGCCTACGTGCCTGTGCTTTTTCTGCTGGCGTGCCTCGTATGGAACTTATGCCTAGCTTGTATAGAAGCTCTATCATCTGCACGCCGTATCGCTTATACAAGAAAGCTACTTTGCCGATACCTTGCTGGCCTATTCTCGGTGCAGAGGCAGCGGCGGTACCACCGTTAGTAAGCTCTACTTCGTAGATAGCGAAGTCAGCAGCTTCGCGGTATTCGGCTTCACTCAACTTGAGGTTAGCTTTCTCTTCGGCTGACAAAGCCTTGAAGTCCGCTTTGGATAGGTTGTTGTTGGCACGCTTCATGGAGTCCACTTTCAAACGGAATGCCGCAGCAAGCCCCACCTGACGTGTCATACGCTCACCATGATGAAACATGAACCCGGAGACTGCGCCAATCTTTCCTCGTACGCTGTCAATCTCTTCCATGTCTAGCGTGTCGTACATGATGGATCTGTTTAGCTGGCCTTTTTCTTCAGCCACTTTAGCTAGAATCTCAAACTCTTTTATCTCTGGCGGTATACCTTCGGCATTAAAATCGTAGTTATCTATAGACGGTGCAGCAGGAACCATAGTTTGCTCGGTACCGTCTGGCCCCACCGCCTCAACTGGAGCTTCACGCCTTTTGATGAACGGCAAGTATTTAATGTTTTCGTCAGTTTTGCCTGCGTTCTTAAACAGCCTTACCGCTTCGCCTATGGCACTCAGCGTATCGCTGTAACCGAAGTATTCGCCGTCATCTCCTTGAGTGCTGGCTAGGTGCGGTGCAATGACCATAGGTATCTGGGAGAAGTTGACCAGTACAGATGACAGGTTAAGGCCAAGAGTCATAGCAAAACCGAATGTAGTGAGGTTCTTGGCCCAGTCCTCTACATCGGGGTTTTTAGCGAAGGCGATTCGCTTCTCTATTTCTTCGAGATACTGCCTTGCCGCTTGCTTGTCGCCTTCAGGTACATTTGGGTTCTTGTTATAGGTTTTGTAGTCTTCTTTTAACTCTGCTTGCACCTTTGAAAATTCTGCCCCGAACTCCATACGCACAATTTGTCGTGCCACAGAAGCAGTCCTGATACGTAACGCACGTACCATGTCGTGGCTAGGATACTTGGCGTCTCGCAGATTTGCGGGGTCACCTACGAAACCACGGTAGCCTTCACGGCGTCTGAATGACTGCGCAAATGATCGTTCTGGCAGTGTGTCCAAAAACAGTTTTATGATCTCGTCTTGTACGCCCGCTTCTACCTTGTTTGCACTTAACACCCCAAGCACATTGTTTACAAATGACCCAGAGGGAGCATTGTTGTAGCTAGGTGAAGTGTCCCCCTCAAACGGTTGTAAGTCCTTGAGACTTATTTCGTCCGCCATAGCTTCTAGTTCTGCCATAGCTTCTCGACGTTCACGCTTAGTCTCGAACGACTCTGTGAAGTATTCTGCCTGACCTGTTTTGGGGTCAGTAGCTGTGTACTCTAGTCTGTATGAACCTTCACGTATTAAGGGAAAGTAAGGGTCAATCGTTACGTTTTTGTATAACTTGTTAATCAGTTCATCGTAGACGTTCTTACGTTTCTTTGGGTCTAGGTCTGTAGCATCTAAGCGCACCTTTATTACTTTAGCTACTTCGTCGTACAGACCTTTGTATGTGTTGCGAACGATCTTATAGATCTTCTGCCCGTCTTCACCCAATGCAGTCCAGTCACCATCCTTGGCGTGCATAGCATCGTATTCGGCTAACTTGTCAGCGTCTTCTTCATACGTCTTTCTGTCTTTAGACGGGTCTACGCCGACTAGAGAGCTATACGGCATGATCCTGTTGAGGACATCTACCTTGTCTTTGTTGTCTTTAGCGAAGGCAGAAATCCTACTGATGGTTGCGTCCACAGGACGCTTGATTTCTTGCAGTCGCCCACCCTCTCGCAACACTAGGTCTCTGACCTTGCTAATCTTAGGTACGTACTTCTTGGCGACCATCTCTAGGCCGTTGAGACTGAGGATGCTTAGGGCAAAGCTCTTGGCTGAATCTGCTAGTGAAGAGTCGGAAACAACGTCCCGTACTCGCTGTACGCCCTTAGAGGTAAGTACGGGGACACTCCTCAAGCCACCGTCTAAGACTTGAGATGCCATCTTTTCTGGCCTACTAACCAGAGCGGGGTTTTCTTCTCTAGATGCTGCCGTACCAGTCCCATATCTGCTTGCTAGGGCGGTTAGGTCACCTTCTTCTGGCGCAAGTAAGTTGTTCTGCACTCGTAGCAGTTCGTTTAAGGCAGTGTTGTCTTTAGGCGGTAGGTTTAACAGCTTACGCAGCGAATTTACGAGGGCTTCCCACAGCGTTATCGTGCCTTTACCTTCTACTCCTACTTCACCAGTTCGCGTGTTATAGGGAACAGTATCAAGGAAATCTTGCATCTCGCTATCTGTCAGTCCCCACGCAAGCAGTTCGTCACTGTTAGTAAGAAAGTTGGGTGAGCCAGTTGTTCGGCGGTTGTAGTAAGTCGATATGATTGGATGTAGCTCTTCCTCGCTAACTTTACCCGCGTCTAGCTCGGCTATTTGAGAATTAAAGTAGCTAATTACTCCGTTAAACAGATCAAATAAGTCTTTAACGTCCTGTTCTAACTTTGTGTTGCTCGGCAACATTCCTTTTCTGGCGGCACCAGTGGCGGCTAGAGTTACTGCATGAATAGCTTCATGTAATAGGGTCTGATGNTCAACACCGTTGTCTCTTGCTAAAGCATCGTTTGTAGCGGCAAGCGAAACTACGACTTTATTGTCCTTGTATACATTAGTTAGCCCCTGAAGCCCTTGAGGCTGAACATTCCCTTTTACGTCTACAATTTTATAGTCGAAGCTAAACCCTGCGCTTTCCATACGTTGCGCTAGTTTAACTATATTAGTCGCCAACAACCTTTCAAACGAGCTGTTGCTGTTGTTTACTAAATACTTTAGTGCGTCAACAAAAGACTTCCCAACCGTCCCTCTAAGAAGATTGTCGCGTTCAGTGATTAATTCTTGTTCTGTGCGGTAGCCTTTCTCAAGCTGCCTCGATAGTTTGTAGCCACGATCTCCCTCTGTGGCAGAGTATGCTCTACCTTCTATCCTACGCACGCTAGGATCTAGACCCTCCAGTGCCGTAAATTCATCGCGTGATTGCGCTTTTGTAGGAGGCTTTACACCATCTTCTTTTGCTTCTGCCACCCTGTCTGCATGGAACTCGTTTATCTGTTGCGTTCTTACGTTATTAGGGTCGGCTAGTGACGGAGCTATTTGTACAGGGCGAGTGCCTTGCGACGTCTTCCCTTCGATTAAGGCGTTTGCCTGCTGTAGGTTATTTATAGCCTCACTAAGTTCTGCGGCTTGCGCTTCTGTCTCTGCGTCTATCGCCGCCTGCTCTTCTGTAGCTGCCCCTTCTTCAAGCTCTAAACTTGCTTCTCGCGTACCTTCGGGTGGCTTTTGACGCTGAGCAAACTCTGCTCTAGCTACAGAAATTATCTCTAAAAGTTTAGCTTCTTGTTCGGGAGTTCTGTCAACAATGTTAAAAAGTTTTGTAAACTCATTTTGAAGCTCATCTACATTTTGCTCTGTTAATGTATCTGACTGTCCGTCTGCTCCAGTAACAGGTCGTCCAACGCCTCTTCCAACACCTCCCACTGTTGTTCCGTCAAGTGCATCAGTTGCCACGGAATCTTGACCGCTTGCTGTGACTCCCACGCCCTGTAGATCAACCGCAGTGCCTGCTCCACTTCCTGTTGCGACAGACTCTCCTTCGGTATCGGTAGGTATATCACGTTGCTGGTCATCTGCTGCCTCTTGTTTCTTGAATGCTTCTTCCAGATTAGTCTGTATTTCTAGCTTCTTTTCGCTACGAGTCTTGGCAGCGGCTCTTCTTAGCTCATCCCGAACATCTGAGTCTGTAAGGTCTTTACCTGTAAGTTCTTTACGTATCTTCGCTGTTTTACCGAACCCCATGTCGTCGAAGAACTTATTGTCTATGAACGTAACAAGAGGTGGTGCTTCTGTAGCTTCTATACCTTCCGCAATCTTACGTCGTTCCTCGTCAACTTCTGCCTGCGTCTTGGTGATTACTTCAGTCGGCTGACCCTCGCGCTCAAATACGGTTTCGGACACGATGTCAGCAGCGGCTATTGCTTCGTCATCTACGACAGGAGGTGCGCCTCCCTCTACTGCTTCTTCCGTCGTGGTCTCTACGACAGGAGGTGCGGGTCTAGTGATAGCGGCAAGTCCGGGTTCGCCTTCTCGTATGCGGCGTTCTACTTCTGCTTGTCGTTCCGCTGCTTCTGTCTCAACAGCAGTTTCTTCAGCTAGTGTAGCTTCGATTTCGGCGCGTCTGGCAGCAGCGTCTCTTTCTTCTTTTGCTTTCTGTGCGTCTTCTCTAGCAGCAACATCACCACCAGCTACAGTAGCGGTACCACGTATAGAACCACCTAACAGACCACCAGCTATAGCTGCTTCACGGTACTCTGCGATAGCATCTTCACTGGTTAGAGGTAGCCCAGCTTGTGCACGTTCTAAGACTTGCTGCCCCAGTTCTGTAGGTGCTTCTATTACGGCACCAGCCGCAGTTCCTTTAACACCACGGGTAAATATACCGCCACCGCCTACTGCGCGGTTCGTAAGACCTAGCTTACCGACAAACAAACGCCCAAGAATGGCATCGAGTGTGGCTTGTGGGATGGCAGTTAACGCTGCTGCACCTTCGTCTATTTCGGTTTTTAGCCCTTGGTCTATAGCTTCTTTTTGTCTTTCGCGGTTCATACCATAGAAAAACGGTAGGCTAGCAGCAACACCGCCTACCAACGCTCCCAGACCCGCACCTATCGGGCCAAGAGTAGCGCCAAGTTTTGCGCCTGTTATACCACCAGCAAGGGTTGCACCCATCTGTGGTGCGCTTTCTGCGCCTATACCGCCAAGATAAGATCCAAAATCTCCGATACCACCAATATCGTCGAATCTGGTTTGGAACCGTGCTTTTCGTTGTGCGTCTGCTTCATTCTCAAGAGCGACTTCAGCGCCGTATTGCTCAAGCCCTTCTAGCCCAAGCACCCCACCAATACCTTCAAGAGTAGAGCCTGTGGCCTGCCCTATAATATCGGTGCCGATGTCTATGCCTCTAGCAAGTGAACCGCGTTCGAGTTCAGCTAGTTCGGTACGGCGTTCTAGGCTTTCTTGTCGGAGTTGTTTTTCTCGTTCACGCCTTTGCTGGCGTTCTGCGGCAACCTGCGCTTCAAAATCTGTGGTGCTTGCAGATAGCCCAGCAGCATCTAGATCTCTACGAATAGCAGAAGCTCCAGCTATGTCGCCACGAGCTTCTAACACCTCTATGGCTTTTCTAGCCTGAGCTACTGTTGCCATTTAGTTAAGCTCCGGCGTCCGTCATAGCCCTCTGGGCTTCAGGAGAGAGTGTAATTTCTTCGGAGGGAGTTAGCCGCTCCTGTTGCGCTTGTCGCGCTTGATCTAATTTAAGTTGCCGAACAGTTAACTCGTCCCCAAGTTTATCTAAGTCGGCTGCTCGCGCTGCTACTTCAGCGGCTAATTCGTCTTCTAATAGTTTCTTCTTACGTGCGTCATCAGAATCTGATGGGTCTAACGTGTCAAGTTCGTCATATCTACTTTGTAACCGCACTGATTCAAAGATTTTGCTGCGTGCCTCAAGAACTCTAGCTTTTGCAGTAGACACATCTTTAGCTAGTGCTCGCATGTTGTCGCCGGTTATTTGTTCTGCTAGTAGTCGATTGCGTTCTTGGTCGCTAAACAACTGACGTACATTTTGCTGCTCGTCCATCGTTAGACGTGCTTTGTCCATCAAGCTCGCTACTTCTGCCTGTTCAGCGTTCTGTAGGAAGTTACGTGCGTTTTGCTTTTGTGCAATTACATTGGCTTCTGCATCAGCATATGCTTTCGCAGCATCGGCACCAAAGTTTCGATTAAGCTCTATGGTAGTTGCTTGAATACCCATTACATCTTTATCTAACTGTCTACGACGTTCTGTCGCAGCGTCACGTAGTTGCCTATCGCGTACACCTACACCAGTAATACCACCTCTACCACCGGCAGTAAGTAAATCTATAAGGTTATCTCTACGTGATGGGGCGGTTTCATCGTAAGTTGCCTGTACACGCTTCTGCATGTCTTCAAGCATGTTTTCATTTTCGCCCATCTTTGACAGCTTTCTTATACGCTCTACAGCAGCAAGTCCTCTCTCGTCAGCGTCTAGTCCTAGCTCGCCTTCCGCTTGGGTTCGTTGTGTTTCATCTAACTGGTAAGGAGATATACCCGCAGCAATGCCGGAGGTTCTTACTGCATCAAGCTGCCCTTGCATGCTAGCTTCATATTCTTCTTTCTCACGTTGTTCAGCCGCAGCTTTGTCGCGGTTAGCTTGCTCGATTATCGCTTGCTTTCTTCTTGCATCAAGCTCCATTGTTTCTTCATTCGTAGGAGCAAAAGAATTAGCTTTTGGCGGGTATAGGTTTGGCTGCGCTACACTCGCTAATCCTGCTTGCGTAGATTCTTCTGTCGGTTGAGTTAACCCTGCTCTTCCCCTTCTGCGTGTCGTGCCTTTTGAAACTGGTTCTTCTTCAATAATTGGTCTGCCTAAGAAGTCAAAGCCTTGTTCTGCCATCAAGCGTTTGAACTCTAAAGCCCCCTCCATAGCAGAAAGCCCTTTCCCTTTGAGGGTGCCTCGTAAAAAATCAGCTAGTTCATCTGAGCCTAGCCCTTCTGGCACTTGCACACTTCCAGCTCTACTAAACGCGACAATACCGCCGCCAGCTAACTGCACTGGACGTGCTTGGCTCATAACACCTTGTGCCTGCTGTGGCATCTGTTGTGGAGCGCCCTGTGGCATACGTGGGCCACCTTGAGAGATGCCTTGTTGTGCACGATTTACAGTGTCCATTTCGCTTGGGCCTACGCCCATTTCTTTTGCAGCTTGTTGGCGGTACTCGCCCATAAGCCCCTGCTGCATTTGATCTTTGATCGTCGAAGGGTTGCCTTGCGCTTGCATGGCTTGGTTGCGCTTTACTGCATCAAGGTCTTTCTTGAGTTGCTGCATGGCAAGCAAATCGACCAGTTCTTTGGTCATGTTGGCACGTTTTTG